TTAAAACTTTGCAACAGAACCAATATTTTTACCAATTTCAAATAAATCGATATGGCGCATATCATTAAAGGTTTGCTTCACATTTTCAACTGTATCACTAACGCTTCTTTTAAGATTATTCCACGCATTTTTAGCACCTTGTACCAAATTGTTGAAAATATTAATTGTTCCCTGTTTTAAGTTTTCCCAACCGTTAATGATGCCGTCTTTTATACCTGTCACAAGATCAACAATCCACTGTTTAAAATTATTCCAGGTATCTTTTGACCATTGAACAGTTGCGTTAAATGTATCAACTGTGCCTTGTTTTAAGTTATTCCAACCATCAATTACACCATTTTTAATGTTTTCTACTGTTTCAAAGAACCAAGTTTTCAAACTTTCCCATATTCTAATTGCTTCAAATTTAATATTTATCCACGTTTCGATGATAGAATATTTAATTTCAATCCAAACGTTGATCGCTCCATATTTAATGTCAATCCAGAGTAAGGTGAAAAATAACTTCACATCAATCCAAATCTTTTTAATTGTCAACATCAATCCATTAAAAATAGAAGTGACTGAATAGGAAATAGCTGTAACAGTGTTATAAAAGATATTTTTAATCCCGAACCAAATAGTCTGAGCAGCTTCAGCAATATTATCCCAAACGGCAATCATGTTTTCTTTTGCCTCTTCCCATCCACCTGTGATCATTGATGTAATGAAAAGAATTGGAGCTAATAGAACATTTTTTAGAATGGTGACGACATTTTCAGCGATCATTTTGACATTTTCAATGTTCGCTTTCATAGCGTTAACAACCATTTTAAACGCATTTTTGATTCCTGTTACATATGGACCAATATATTTCCAGACAAAATCAAATGCTGTTGTGAAAACATCTGATATTGATTTTCCAACACCCTTAAACCAATCTTTCACATTATCAAAGCCATTTTTAAAACTTTCTCCAACACTTTTAGCACTGTCAGCAGCACTTTGTTTAATATTTTCCCATGTATTTTTTGAGCCTTCTTTTGTTGAATTCCAAAGTCCACTGAAAAATTCCTTGGTACCGTTCCACTTATTTTTAACCCAGTCGGCTGCATTTCCAGGTACTTCTTTCATCCATGTGCCAGCATTCGAAAAAGCCTCTTTTGTGCCATCCCACATGTTACTGAAAAATTTCATTGTGGAATCCCAAGCTTTCACAACTGTTTCTGCAGCACTAGAAATAAATTCTTGTATATTTTTCCAAATATTTTTAACAGCATCCCTAAACCCTTCGTTAGTCTTCCAAAGATAAATAAATCCTGTAACTAAACCTACAACTGCAGCTAAAATAGCGACAAATGGATTCGCCAACATAGTTGAATTAAATATCGCTTGCGCAATTGATAATCCTTCTGTTGCTTTTTGCCAAGCCGTGAATGCTGCACTTACTTTTTTAGCAAGCATCAACGTTCCAATACTGCCAGCTAAACCTGCAAGCAATGGAGCATAAGGTTTTAACGTATCATACAATGTTTTGGCTGTTTTAATCATTGGCGGAATCATCTCGGCAAATTTAGATAAAGCTGCTTCCATTTTTGCCCCTTTGTCAGCAATGATTTCACTAATACTTCCAAAACCTGCACTTTTTAAGCCTTCGTCAATTTTAGTTACAACGTTAGCCACACCACGAACGATTGCAGTCTTCATGTTAGCTAAACCTGTTTTAATACCAGCGGTAGAATCTTTAGCAATCTGTTCTAATGATTTAAGACCGCCACCGCCTTCTTTATTTAATTTGATTAAAGCATCTTGAAATTCTTCAACTGAAATTGAGCCATCAGAAAGCCCTGCTTTCATCTGTCCAGCTGTTAATCCCATCTGTTTTGCTAAAGCGTTTAATGCTGGTCCTAAACCACTATTAATCATTGAATTCCAAGTTTCAGCATCTACTTTACCATTTGAGAACGATTGGGACAGCTGGATAATAGCATTTTCTACCATTTCAGCAGAACCACCAAAACCGAGGATACCGTTATTTAAAGCTGCGAAAATCTGTTCTGATTTACCTAAATCATTTGTTGATGAAGCGATTAATTGAACACCTTTAATAGCGCTATCTAACGGCGTAGGCAGCCCTTGGATACTTTTCTTTAAGCTATCCATTGTTTTAGATGTTTCACCAGCTGAAAAGCCCATATTTTCAAACACACGATTTGCGTTATTTAACGTATCTACACGATTAATGGCCCCGTCGATGTTGCTGGTAATCAATCCAATACCTTTAGAGATAATTTTAGTTGCTCCGCTAGCTAAAAAGTTACCAACAAAAGACGTCCATATGCTCCCAAGAGATCGGCCGCCTTTTTGTCCTGTTCTATCAACTTCAACATCAAAGCCTTGTAACTTTTTTACTGCTGAATTTAATCCTTGTGAAAAGCCAGATTCATCCAGTATCATTTTTAAGACTAAGTCTTCATTGTTCAAAAAGTACCCCCTCCCTCTTAGAACATAGTATTTTCATCAAGATATTTGATATTTTCAAATTCGTCTACAGCATCTTTAAATGCATAAATTTTCAAAAGCTCGTTTAAATCTGTGTTTTCGATCTCATTTAAAGTCCACCCATTCTCAAGAAGCGAACTTTTTAGTTCTGCTTCTCGATATTGTGGCGTGTACTTAAAATGAGGATGATATAAAAGTTCCGTTACTTTTTTTTCTGTTCAGAATAAATTGCATCATAACCAGAAGTAACAGAACCTAACAATTGAGCTGTAATTTTCAATAATTCACGAGCATCCATACCGTCAATATATTCTTGTCCAGTAAACTGTTTTTCAAAAATAACGTCAGCAATAAAGTCATAGCATTCTCTTAAAATAGGACGAATTGCTTCCATATCATTTGTTTTTGTTGCTTCTTCTAACCTGATTTGTAAATCCGTACCTGTATCCATGACTGAACCTGGTAAAAATTCTGCCGACGTGAATTGTTTTGTAGTATATTTGCTTCCATCTTTAATCATTAATTTAATTTTTTGTTGAAATTTACTTGCCATTTTAATTCCTCCATATAAAATAGGACGACAAGGTCGTCCTAAACTGTTATTTTTAATCTGCTGTTGTTACATTTAATGTACATTTTGCGGTAAAGTTACCATCTTCTGTTGTGACTACGATTTCCGTTGTCCCTTCTCCTACAGCAGTAACCTTCCCTTGAATTGGTGTTACAGTTCCAATAGCCTCACTTTCTGAACGGAACTGATATTTTTTATTTGAGGCGTTATCTGGTGTAATTGTCGGTGTTAAGGTTGCTGTTTGGCCAACTTTTAAATTTAACTCTGTTTGGTCTAAAGTTACACCAGTAACAGCAGTAGTATTTTCTTTACGTGGATCCATTACCTCAGTAAACCAGTTTTTAATCATCTCTAAGTCGACACCTTCATCGTCTTCATCCACGGAATACATATAACCCAACCCTGGAACATCAATGAAAGACCCCGTCCATTCTGGATGAGTATAAGATACTGAACTTCCTTCTAATGTAGATGTTTCATCAGATGTTAAAGCAAATTTTCCTTTATAGAAAATCGTATAGCGATATTTACCGTTCGATTTTCGGCGACGGTAAGCAAATGCTCCATCTGATGCAATATCATCCGCAGACCGCAATACGCCACCCTTTAATTTTTTTCCCCCTGTAATTTCAGCTAAAACTTCATTTTGGTAGCCGTTTGTTTCTAAAGTAACTTCTGCACCACCAAATGCAACATACTGATCTTGAACTACACTATCGCCATAGTCAGGCGTTGTTTCTGTTGTAACATCTGGTTTGATACTGACAGCAGTACCGATTGTAATTGGCGTTCCGTAAACTGGAAAAGCGCCCGTTTCGTCTGTTAGTGGGAACCACGTTGGCTTCTCTACAGAAATGACACTTACATTTTTCTTTTTTGCCATCTATTTTTCACTCCATTCAATTAATTGTGGGAACGCAACATTAAAATTGATATGTTGAATTCCGTCTGTTTTAAACGTTTGATAATCTTCTGGAAACAATTCATTTCCGTCCAAATTCAACACATTAAAAAAAGCCCCACAGCTTTCTGTTAGGCTTGTTACTAATTGTTTATCTTTCTTACTATCAACCAGTGCAATATCAACATTGTATGCTTTATTTTGAACGTTTTGACCTACATTATCAGTCAGACTCTCTTCAAGACTTAACACAAAATAAAACGGTTCTGACGATTGCATTACATCATCAAGATAGATAGGCGCATTCGAGAACTGTTTTATTGTGTCAGTAAGCATTTTTAAAATTTTATCGTACATATCTATCCTTTCTTAACAATGATAATCGCCATTTGTTTAAATCGTTTCGGAATATATGTTGCATTAGCTAATTTATTAGATTTTTGCAACATAAATCTGCCTTTAACAAATCCGCCATTTTTTGTTCGGTGGCCATCGTTTACATATCTAAAGTATTTTTCATTATTAATCAATGCTCCCACGATACGACCACTAGACAACTTTCTAGCTTTAATGATTCGATAGCCTCGTCTTAAATCACCCGATTTAATTGGTGTCATAGGTACAATTAACTGATAAATTTTAGCTAACGAATCATTCACCATTGCAGCACCTTCTTTTTCAGCAATGGGTGTCATTTTCTTTAAATTTGCAATAACTTTATCAGCATTTGATTTCATTCTAAGATCGCTTTTACTCATCAATTGAACTTCCTGATAGCACTACTTCTATATGGCTTGGATAATAAAAAGGTTTTTTTGAAAATAACACATGTTTTTGACCTGTACCTTGAGTAATAGTTATTCTATCTCCTTTTTTAACTTTTATATTAGGTTCTAAAAAAAGTTTTTGTTCTTCATAAGAGATATTAAACGCTTCTTTGTTTTCTATTACAGGTAAGTTCCCCATACTTCCTTGAGAGAAAGCACAGGGTAACTTGCCAACATGAATTGGAAAATAAACTTGTTCAGTAATCCCACTTTCCGTATTTTCAATATCGCTCATTCTCTCAATAACACAGGTATCAAAATAAGTAGCTGCTAAAATTTCTGCTTCATTCAATAGAAAAACACCCCGCTATCACAGCCTAAAATACGTTTAATAGCACTGCTATAGTTCTTCATGAGTGATTGTATGTCTTTTGATTCAACTACATAACTAATTGATGTATCACCACGTTTTACACTAGCTACAGACTTATCTATTTCGTTTTTTAAAGCTTTGTAGATAACCTCAATTATAAGTTGTTCAAACTCGTCCCAAGCAATATCAATTTTGCAAGTATTGTAAGAATTGATTTCAAAGATAACAAGGTTTAAAACAGACAAAATCCTATCTTCAGAAGCGTTAGGTAGCATCAATTGAATTTTCTCAACGATTTCTTCTTTTTTTTCATCAACCATAAAGCATCATTACCTAAACTTTAAAAGTATCTGCAGCACGTTCTAATATCTCAATAGCTTCTTTGTCATCTTCTGAAACTACAAATTCATTATTTTCGTTTGCTGTGATAAATTTTTTTGTTTTAGGATGCATAAAGCCCACAAAGTTTTTCTTGTCAAGCACACGATAGGTTACTTCTTTTTTTGCTGTTGCCATTTTTAATTTCCTCCTTCGTTATTATATTTTAGGCTTTCAAGTTCAAGATTGCTCCAGAATTAGAAGCTTTGTATTCAATTGAATACTCACCAACTAATCCAATCCGTCTTGAATCTGTTGTTTTTGCTAATTCTTCCGCACGCCATTCACGTAGTGGACGTAATTTTAAATAATTAGTATCAATAGCTGCGATTGTTCCATTAGGTAAATTAGGTTCAATTAACGCAATTCCTGAGCCGTAATTTGAGACAATATTTCCAAGTTGCAATCCAAAAGTAAGTTTATCGCCAAATTGCACAATTTTTGTTGATTTTTCATCCAACTGATCAGTCATTAATTCTTGCATATCAGGTGCTACTAAACATAATTTTTCGCCCATGTATCCTTTTTGGAACATTGTTTTAAATAAGGCATCAATATCTTTTCTTGTTACTGCCCCCGCAGCTGCTGTTTCGACTTTATTCGTTGAGCTAATCAAATTTAAAATTCCGTTCATCTGACGACCTTTAGAACCAGATTCATCAGCCTTTACACCAACAATCAATTTACGATTTAAGTCAATTTTCATTTCTGTAGCACGAAGAGCTACTTGGCTATTCAATTCATTTCCTACACCATCTACATTAATAGCATCTAATGTGCCAGATACAGAAGTTGATTTTCTGAAAATTTCAGTATAGTTGTTAAACCATGTACGATCAGATTCCGCATCTGCGTATTCTCCGCCTTCTAATTGAGCAGATGAATCATCATTATTCATGCCGTATTCTCGCCATTTAATCTCAGTTGACTTGGCAGCTTCAACTTTGCCTGCGCCTAACAAATAGCTTAAAAATGGTGTATTTGGAACTTGTAATGCATTAACTTCCTGTGAAATATCTAAATACTCAAGATTATTTAATGAACTTTTTTTCATTTGTAGTTTCCTCCTAATCGATAAATGCTTGTAATTTTTGTCCTAATGCTGCCTCTGGATTTTCAAACGATTTTGTTTGATTACCAGTTACCATGTTGGTTTGTTGCGATTTATTACCAAAAGCTTTAGTCATTTCTACATTTTTAATAGCTTCTGCATGCTTATCATTTATTGCTTCCAAAAGCTCTGTAAAACCTTCTACAGCCTTCTTAGTAAATTCAGTATCTGAACTAACAAGATTATTTAACATAAATTGAGAAATAGAATCTTTCAAATCTCCATCCCAATCTAAGCCAGCAATTTTTTCTGCAACAAAAGCCTTATTATCACTAGTCACACGTAATGCCTTTTCAGCTTCAAATTCAGCCTGTAATTCTTCTAATTTAATTTGTTCAGGAGTTTTATTTTTCTTAGATTCTTCATACTCCTTAATTGTTGTTTCCTTAATTTTTTCAAGATTATTTTGTTTCCAAGCTTCTAATTGTTTATCTGCAGCTGATTGTGACTGTGATTGTACAAATTTTTGTGCTTCTTCATTTGATTCTACAAATGCCTTAAAATCATCGAAAGTGAAGTCTGTAGCACCTTCTCCTTCAGCAAACATTTGTAAATCCATTGGTAATAGGTTTGGTTTCATTTTTTTCTCCTTTCGCCCCACGATTCGACTAATCGCCCCGCATTGCTTTAGATTTATTTATTGCGCCCCACCATTCAATTAAGCCCAGCATTGCGCTAGTTTAACGTCATTTCGGACAAAATAAAAAGCCTAACTTTCGTCAGACTTTAATTGCTTTTCTTCTCTTAGTAAATGCTCTTCATAATCTGCATCTAAGTAATCATAGGGATCCATCTAATCACTTCCAATTCTTATGGACCAGTTCAGCACCTAACATTTGATAATCAGTGACAGCATCTTTTACATTTTGCAGAGTCCTAGACACAATCGAAATAGTTAATTTACTTTTTCTACCTGGTATAGAATACAAAATATCGACATGGCAATAATTACCACTCCAAACTGATTCAAGCCCATCTTTAACGATATTACCGTTGCCGTCTCTTAAAGTGTGCTTGGTCAAATATCTTTCGTTTTCTTGTTCAAAAACTTTTTTATAGGCTTTTTCTGTACCATTGGTAACTTCTAGATTCAACACTGCTTCAAATAATCCTTTCATAACCTCACCTCCAAATTTAAGCATAAAAATAGCACTCAAAGTTATCCTTTAAGTGCTTAGTATCTTATTTTTTAGAGTTAGCAATTATTGTTTCCTTAAGAACTCTCTTATCCTCGTTAGTTATTCCATTGAAATAAAATTCAGAAACATTATCGAAATGAACATACCCTAAATTGTCTTCTTCTAGTCGATTGAACATATATTCAAAATTTTCTAAAGTTTGTTCAGAATAGTCACCGTTTAGACTACCAAAAGAAAATTCCAAATGTTGCATTAGTATCTTCATTTCTTCACCCCTAACATTGTCCTATTTAAAATGTTATATATAGCACCTTTTTGAATACCATCATACCCACTTATAAGCGCATATATATCTTTCTGAGTATCCATTAAAAAGTTTTTCGATAATAAAAAAGCATAATATTTTGCATCTTCTCCAAAATTATCTGCTATTTTTCTAAAAGCTTCTCTTTCTTTCAAAAAGATAGAATCATCAAGTAAATTTATTTTTTCAAGCAAGTATGCCGTTATCAATTGGCCGTTATTGCCATTATTTGCATATTCTTGTGCTTTAAATTTGGCACTAGTAAAATAACTCCCTCGTCCATTTGCAGAAGACCTAGCTCCTGAAATATCGAAATGGCTTCTTAAAAATCTATCAATTTGATCTTGCGATGTGTCATCACCATACTTAAAATCTACAATACCTCTATAGACTGGTATTAAATCGTCTACATCGGTTACCTTTTGAGGCAAACCGTCAAATCCGTTATTTTTCAATAAATATCTGATAAATTTTGATTTTTCATCGGTATAGGGATTATTTTTATCTGCAAATTTTTTATCTTCAAACAACTTTATCACGTCAATACCTGTTTCATTTTTATAATTACTAATGACATCTTTCGTTCTATTAATTATATCATTAATTCTTTCTGTGTCGCCAATATTTTCTTCTGTTAGTTTAGAAAGACTAAATCTATTGGCTATTGTAGTTGATTTCGGATGATTTAATTTAATGCCCCACTGCTTACTTGCAAATTCATCTAATAAATCACCAAACATCTCTTCATACAATTTATCTATGTCATCACTAATTTCAGGAACCATTGGTATTTCAGTACAACGGCAACGTCCATGATACGGTGGGTGCCAATCATCTTTAATCTCTTTTCCATGACGTCTACCACAAATAGAACAAACACGTTCATCTTCTGCCGACCAGCTTTGTGTTTGCTTAATACCTACATCCTTTAGCGATTTTCTTACACCTTCTACCGCAAAATGTGAATATTCTGTTCTGACAAGATTTTCAATCGATCGATTAAACTTTCCTTGTTCCAATTTAAACATGCCGCTAACAACACCATCGTTTTTCATCGTTCTAAGAGCTTCTAAAACACCTTCGCCACTTGCTAAAGAATTAATAATAGAATTACTTAGACGTTGCTCTAAACTTGAAATATTGCCCCACAAGCGAGATGAAAAAGTTTTGCCGCTCCATGGATAATTCAGAATGTTTTCCAGCTCTTTTTTTGATAAACCAGGTGCTGAACCGCCTAATAATTGCATCAACGTATTAGAATTAGAATTGTAGATTCGTTTTGTAATGTTCTCTAAGTCGTTATTAAATTTACCGTTAACATCACTGGATATTGCTTCACCTGCAAGAGTAGAAAAGATGTCTGCTCGTAACTGTAACAAGCGATTAACTTTCGCATAGTCAAAGGATGGAAAATATTCATCAATAAACTGCTTATAAGCTTCGTCAGACTCCATCAACTTTTCATAGTTCTTCTCAATATACTTACGGTACTTCTCTTGGTCTCGTTTGCTAAAGTCTTCTAGCATTTCACTTTGAGTGATATCGTGTAAATCAGCTTGTGACAACAGCTGTCTTTGAATTTTAACTAAAGCACGTTCGAAAACAGATTCTAGCTCATTAAGAGTTTTCTTTTCCAGTTTCAAACGTGCTTTATCTTCTAATCCACGACGTTTTTCCCAATAACGTTCACTAGCCGTTGTTTTCTTCTTCGTCATTACCTGCACCACCTAGTTCATCATATTCACCGCTAGGATAATCTTGACCTTGTTCTAAATTCATCAAGTCCATTTCATAATCTGGGTCTTTAACAAATGGAATCTGATTAATAATTGTTCGTTTGGATACAAACGGTGAAAGTTTAGGCAATGCATCAGCAAGATAACCGATGTCTGTTGGCAAGCTACGACTGAATGTGAATACAATTTTTGACACATCAACATCTAATTTATCCCTAAATTTAATAAAGGCAGACATCGTCTCAGCTGCCTCTTTCAATCCTTCTTTAAAATACTGTTCTTTAGTATTTGTTTTAGCTTCTAGTGCAATAATTTGCCATTTGCGAGCTTCGCCAGAGCTATTAGACTTAAATACTTCATCATTGAAATCAATTGACTTAGTTACCGTGTAATAAAGCTTTTTCAGCTTATCAAGATGATACTCGTTGAAATCTTTATTAATGTCTTTCGTTACATACCCAACCTTAGCTTGTGGATCTGGCAAATTAATAATACCTAATTGTTCCATCATTCTTTGTGCTTCTTTTTCATCTAATCGTGAGCCACTAATGGCCATATAAGCAAGTTTAAACTGTTCAACTTCGTTTTGTTGGTCTGATAAGCTTCTATCAAATGCATCAGAAAGTTCTTCCGCCACTTCAAAATCGCAATAACGATTCGTGTTATTTTTAAATTCTGATAGGTAAAACGTTTCTAGCGGATTTTCTACTTCCTCAATCAATTTAAATGTTCCAGATGCACTGACTAAATTAGATTCAACATATCTGCTATATATACATATTCTTTTTTTAGTAATGACTTTCATTTCTTCGAAAAATTTTTTTTGATGTGTGTCGTATTTTTCACGAATAAAGATATCTGCATTTTCGTATTTTTCAGCTTTCCATGGTTCGATATTGCTCGCCCATAATTGCCAACCTTCCACGGTTTCAACAGGTTCTAACAAACGAAAAGCAACACCACAAGCTCCTTGAAACCGAGCTGTATCAGAATCAAGCATGGCAAACCGCATATCGTTTACTAACTCTGTTAATCTGTCGAATTCTTCAGGAGTTTTTGTCTCATTTCTGACATTCCCTGAAAACAAGTCTTTTACCTTTGAACCCATTTTTTGCAATATAGATTTGCGTTGTTCGGTAATATCATAATCCCACTTAATTGGAATGCCTGTGAAATGGTCAGCTGCTTGGTCGATAATAGTATTGTATAAACCAGCATGAAGTTTATTATTCACTTTTATAATCTCTGTGTTTGGTTTAGGTCTTCTATCGATCTCATTTTGTTCGCTTGTATAGGCTTTGTACTTACGCTCTCTATCATCAAAAAATGGCTTCATTTCAGTAATAAAATCATTAGGATCGAAAACTTCTTCATTAATTTGTGTAGAATATTTTGTTCGCACTCTTTTATACCGCTTCAAACTTAAATTGTTTTGAAACATTTTCCCACCTCCTAATATTGGATAAACCTCACATTATTTTTATCCATATCTTCACTGAAAGCATATCTTGTCGCATCAATTGTATGGTTGTCTTTATCTTCTAACCTAGGTTTAGGATTACCGTCTTTATCAGTTTGATAATCAATATTCTCAAATTCTTTAGCAATGTTAGGAGTTCTTAATGGATCAATACAAATAAAATCCAAATCGCCTAACCATTCTTCTCCATACTCAACAGAATCAGGACCTTTTTTTACTCCGAAAACTCGTGGCATACCATGTTCACTGTTTAGCTCTGCTATTGATTTAGGCTCTGCTGAATCAGCTGCAATTCTATCTGATATATATCCTTTAGACTTAGCTTTATTAGCAAATTCCCTATTACTAATTTTCACACCATAAATTTCATCAATAGCATAGATGCCATTTTTCTTTTTGTCATAATGCCATCTAACAAATGCTAATGGATCAGTAGCATAACCGAAGTCAAGACCATTTCTGATATTGTCAAAGTTAGCAGCCATTTCATCAGTAATACATCCTTTTATTACTCGTAGATTATCAAAAGGAACAACTCCTGAACCAATAGCTTTGCCGTCATACTCCCACTCAGCACGTTTCGGATTTTTAGCCCTCGTAGCATTAACTTCTTCAATAAATGCTTGAGCTATGAATGGATTATCCTTATATGTTGAATGATGAACGAAAGTATTCTCGGGTTGGAAGCTAGATTCATATTTCTTATTAACCCATGATTGTCGTCGCTTAGGAGGATTGTATGAATAAAAGAATTTATAAAAAAGACCATCTGCTAATTCACCACGTAGTAATGAGTTAGTTATGGTTTTTACATCATCTTCTGTTTTAAACTCGGCTAATTCCTCAATCCAAGCTATAGCAAATGGAAATCTTGAATCCTTTAATGACTTAATTCTTTCTGGATTCTGTGCGCCACGAAAAACAATATAATTACCTCTAGGCTTATAGGTGATTTTCATAGGACTTTTATTTACTTTAAAATACTTAGACACACCTTGTTCTTCAATTGCCCACTTAATCTGTTCAAAAATAGATAGCTCAATCGTATTATCGACATATCTAATGGCCACAGCATTTACAGGATATCTCATAATCAATTGAACGATTATGTGTGCTATGCCAGATGATTTACCTGATCCACGACCACCTTTTTCAACAACATGTAATATATTTGAGTTTAATGCTATCCTCCAAGTAGTATGAAATGCTTTAGGAAGAAATTCAGATAATTTTTTACTCATATTCATCACCTGATATATCATCGATGAAAACTGGCATATCCATGTCTCCATTTGTAGCATCTAAACTAGCTTTAACTTTTTCAGTTTGAACCTTCAATAGTTGTAATTTGGCATCATTTGCTAGCAAAGCATTCTGTTGCTTAATAGCCTTTGTTAACTGATTGCTAATTCTTGTCAATGCTTCCTCAATAGCCAAAATGTCATCTAGTTTTCTAAACGTTTTACGAGTGACTTGTACATCTTTTAAAACTTCTCTCTTAACAGTAACCATTTTCCCATCAATTACCGATGGCTCTTTAACTTTCCGAAGCTGCTGCAAACGTTCAACTTCTTCATCATTTAAGCCAGCCTCTGCATCTTTTATGCGTTTAAGCATTCTATATTGGCGAATTTTCAGGATTCTTATTTCTTCATCCAAAATAAAAAAAGGATCATCATTCAGTTTAGAATAGATGTCCTTTTCTTCGTCAGATAGTAAGTCAGCAAATATTGTCTCATATTCACCTGTTTTTACCGCATTCTTATTTCTTTTTGGTGGCGAGGCACTTTTATTCCCTTTGTTACCTACGGCATTTTTGTTTCCAGGCGGCGCTCCACCTTTATTAGTAACGTTACTTTTTGAATTGGTAACATTACCTTTTAATTCATCAGCCCATTTATCTATCGATTTCCATTTTCTTATTTGGGAATCTGAAACATTTAATTCATTAGCTAATTCTTTAAGAACCTTTTTACCGTTTGACTTTAACCAAGTTTCTTTAGCCTGGTCACGACGTGGATCTCTTTTTCTAGCCATCCATTAACACCACCTCGCTTTCATATAAATGGTTGAGTTTTGTTTTCTAAATAATTAATTTTTCTAATTCTTTTTTTGTTTTATCTAGGATACTACAAGTTATGCTACTGATTTGTTTTTCATCCAACGTAGTTGGTTTTAATTTTGCAGTACCATCTTCTAACATTTCAAAATGTTTTAATCCGTTATTACCATGGGATTCCATACATAAGTATCTATATATACCATCATACCAATCCGACTTATCTAAACGCTCAAATAGCTTATATATTCCTTTTGTTTCTCCGTCATCATTGTACCATGGTACTAATCTATGCCCATAGAGTGAATCAAGTTCTTCTAAATATTCTATAATTTTAGGCTCATTTTGTTCATATAAAACAATTTGTTCATTAAAGCTTTGATCTTGTTCAGACATTTGTTGTAATTTTTTATTCTTTTTTTGCGCCTCATATTGTTTTTTTATATCTCTATACATGTTCAATTGATACGCTTTGCTTCTTTTAAAAGAATCTTGTTCGAGTATATACATTAAATAAATATAATTTTCCACCATTGTTCTGGATAAAGCTAAAATACCAGCATAACAAGCACTTTCTAATAAAGCATTTATTGACAGTTTTAAATCTAGAATCCCGAAACCTATTTCACTTGCGACCATATAGATCAGGGGCTCATTTGAGTCCGGTATTTTTTTAAAAATAATACTCAACGTCTCTTCATAGTTTTTGATTACTTTGTCATCAGCACTCTTTGAATTATTTTCCAAACTATTATACCTCCATCTATCTTTTGAATTAATTATCTACTAATTACTAATTTCTTTCAACACGAGGAATAAAATAAAAGGCTACACTTTTATTGTGCGGCCTTTAGACACGTACTGAATCAGTTGAGCGGTTCGGCTGTGGATATTTATGTGTTAACGATACATACCAATAGCTTTTCATATTTTTCTCTCCTAGTTGTTTTTATGTACTTGATTCAATAAATCACTTCTTGCTATACTATTTATGGGTAGCAACTCCTTTTTGTAAATAGCAACCAACAAAAATTGTGCACGAATGCTACCTAGCCACTAGAACCCATAGTCTAGTGGCTTTTTTATGTATAAAAAAAGACCACTCACTTATGTTGAGTAGTCTTTTTAAAAATTATCACTTGTGTGATGCCTTTTTAGGACTTTTCTTTTTTAATTCTTCTAACTTTTGCTTTTTTTCTTTATCTTCTTTATCAGTTTCTTTTTTACTAGTATTATTGAACATTAGTTTCAGAAGTAAAGATATTGATCTAAATGAAGTACCTAGAAAGTACCCTAATATTAATAGCCATAAGTTAAATATAATTACTGTAATCTCATTTATATGCTGCTTTATAAGTACTTGCATAACTATTGATAATATAAGAATAGAAAACGAAGTTACTAAAGAATCATATAGCTGAAATTTAAAATATTTTTCTATTTTATTTTTTCTAAATATTTTAAAAATGTCAGTTTTTAAAAGACTAATCATAACACCATACATAGCAGTGTAAAATCCAATAATAATTGAACTAAAATTAATTACGGAATCTAATACATCGCTTAAACCATCGGTCTCACAGTTAAATCCAACTATGAAAATCAGAAAAGACCAGAGAGCCAGAGACAAAAAGATTGGGTATGAAACATTCCAAAAAGTACCTAAATTAAATGTGTTTTTATATTTATCTCCCATAAACTTTATATCTCCTTCTGTATTAGTTCTTATATTAAATTATCTATGACTATTTTTCTTAATCCATCTTTTTTGTGGTAATTGTTTATCATATCAGTTTGAACTACATTAGGATTTAAAAATTTTCTCGGTTGAACAGAAAATGGTAAAAAAGCATATATCTTTCCCTTTAATAAATCTATTTTTTCTATACTAGCTTCTTCAGATTCTTTGAATCCTACTTCCGCTTTTTCTAAGTATTTCGCTTCTTTCTCAAAATCTTCTAATATATTTTCAATTCTTTTTTTATTAAGCTTTTCTTTCTTACCTCTAGGCGTTTTTACTATTATTTCAACATCACAACCATCTAACTCTTCCAATTCCTGAAAAGCTTTCGAAATCGGATTACTCATAGAAGTAACACTTGATATTGCTGGACAATTAGCTGTTTTTATATCTAAACTTCTATAAATTTGTTTTCCTTTACCTCTTTTAAAAGCATGCTTATACACAATTGGTCGCAATTCAACGTATGAGTTTTCATCTTCAAGAAAATTATTTATGTAATATTCAATACCTGAAGGTGACAAACAATGAATATTACGTTGTACCATTAATACATTCAACTCATGATCATATAAACTAGAAACATCCTCAGCAATATATTCATCTTTTTTTAAACCAATATCTTGTAATTCTTCTACAAGAGTTTGAGTTAACGCTGGTATATTAGTTTCTCTTAATCTAGTATAATGCACAATTCCATAATCTGTTTTAGGATCCACGTAAATTTTGTCTGTTCGAATAGTTTCTTGTTTATAACTTATTTCTTTATCAGCTACCGACATTTTAGATAATCTAGTCATCCAATCTATAAAATCAAACTTTTCTTCACTTAAAATTTCTTTGACTTTCTTTTTGCTATTCTTAGGATCCTCTTTATATCTAAATTTAGTAATAATTGGTGAGAAAAAATCAAATCTGACATATCTTGTTTTTACCATTTTATATAACTCCTTGTGATTTATATCTACTACTAATAATTAAATCAAAAAGAAGCCAGAAAAACAAGCATTTTCTTGACTTCTTTCTAGTAGATGTAATCATAAGGATTACAATCCATATTATACACAAGAACAAACGTTCGGTCAAATGTAACTAGTACTTACAAATAAAGAGACACTAGTTTAAAAGTGCCTCATCGTGAATGGTATCAGAAACATCTATTGACGATTATTTTATTTAAGTAGCTATGCTACCTACTGGAACAATAGGACTCGAACCTATACCGACGGTTTTGGAGACCGCTGCTCTACCATTTAAGCTATATCCCATTAACACTCACAAACCTGTAGAAAAAAGAGAGAGGAATTACACCCCATTCTTTTATTTTTGAGAACGTCTGATTTGTGAATGATCATTGCAACTTACATAGCGCTATCTTGACGAAGGCTTTCAGCGTACGTCTACGTGTAAGCTTCATGCCAAGTTTATTGCAATATTTGCTACCTATGACTAAACGAGACAGAAAGAACTGGACTTTCCACATCCTTATTCTTTATTTTTTTGTAGGTAACCTCCAAAGATAAGCGAAACGGAGCTAAGATAGGTAATGCATGCCTTACCTCGTTTCCTTATCTTTCGACACTACCATAGTAACATCTAAATATTGATAAAAACCGCCAACTTTCCGCCAAAAAACCGCCAAAAATTTTATCTATAGGCGATTATTTTCCCATTTCGATACGCTTCAGCAAATTCAATTAAAGCTTCTGATTTCATACGTTGAATACTTCTTTCAGAATATCCAACTTCTCTAGCAATCTTGTAATTAGAGTAATGATCCTGCACACAAAAACTGTAGTGCAGAATTTGTCTACTAGTCAAACTCAAAGCCATAAGTGCAGATAAAATTGCATCTCTTTCTGCTTCTGCATCAGCTAATTGTACCAGTGCATCTTCTGTTTTGTTTCCGTGGCTTTGGCTTTTAGGCATCTCTGTAATAATTGGTGATTTCAAATCTATCAAAGAGCGACCAGCTATTCGCTCTAAACGTCTAAAACTCTTCAACACATTTCTAGCATTCGCTTTTGTTTGTCGAAAATCTACTTCTTTTAACAATAGAATCAAGTGAAATCGCTCCTTTTGTGGTATAATAATTTATAATAAACATATCATCATTTAAGAGTTGCTTAGCGGAAACTAAGTAGCTTTTTTTATTTATCCAAATATATATAAGTAATGCTTATCCTTTGCTCATCAGCGACTCTATATGATATAAATTATACTAAGAATACTATTCCAATAGCTATTCACTTCTCAGCCAGTCGGCGGAAACCGACTGGCTATTTATTTATCAAAATATTCATCACTCATACATGTTTGTAGTCAACAAATTATTGGTTGACTATAAAGAAAACAATAATAATTCTACAATATTTTACAATCTTCCATTCGTCATCTTTCACATCATCTTTATTCATTTACTATTTTCCATCTAATAAATATTTTTGGCATAGAAAGTATTTTCAAATCTATTTTTCAATGGTATAATCACTTTAACTTTCTTGGGGATTTTATTTATGAAATAAATTTCCTCCTTTTCTACATTAACTTCTGGTAAACAGTTAATAGTAGTACACGTCTCTGCAAGAGATTTATTGTCGATTTTTAATCGGCTTTTTAATAGCACTTTATTTGGGGAAAGTGCTAACTCACACCTAAAGAACAACTGGCGGAAAACAGTTGTTTCTACCACATAAGTCAGCTAGTGGTCAGCTGGCTTTTTTTGTTGCCTTAAATTTCATAGTAATGTATTATTAATTGTCTCTATCTGAGATGAAAATGTATCTATAACTAGCTAGCGGAAACTAGTTAGTTTTTTTATACTATTTTTGTTGGTTTTAAAACTACTTAGCCTTTTTATATAAATGTGAACGTCGAATAATTGAATATTAAATTCTTTAAATTTAATCATCTTCTTTACTCGCTTTCTAACCGAATAATTCTCTTTGATCTGTTTACCCGTTTTACCCACTACACTTGTTCCTCCAAACTTGTAATTTCTAGTTCTGTTCGTGGTCGCATACTGTACAACTTTTGGCAAACCATCACAGCAATTTGACCATCGTTTTTATATAAAATACCTTCGGCAGCATCAGTGACTGCTTTGAAATAGTTGTCCAAGTCAGGTTTCTTATCGCAATATTTTCGCTCTAATTCCACTTCTAAGCGTTTCTGTTTATTACTTAAGGCAGATTTAGGCGGATGGATGTAAAACGTCACATGTGCGGAAATTGGCCCTTTTTCAATCAACTTTGCTCTTGATTTACGAAAATAATTCTTTACTTGATTTTTGTATTCTTTCATCGCTCGATCTTCGTAAGTTTGAACATAATTTCCACGCCTTGCAAATCTCGGGCGACTTTGTGGCTTGGGCTCAATCGGTAGAATAATTCGCATCTCTTCCACCTCGAACCTTACAAATCGGCTTCTTTGACGAATACTCCGTTTACCATTTTTCCTTGGCGGTTTTTAATTTCGCTATATGCTTGATTTAAGCATTCGTATAAATCCATGTTATTTTGCATAGCGAGAATAATTAACGTCACAACCATATCCCCGATACCATCTCTTAAGTCGTTTTCGTTGTTTCTTGCCAATGCAGCGCCAACTTCTCCAACTTCCTCAATCACTTTTAGCATTTGCTTTTCAGGTTCCGCTTTATCTAAACGCTTTTCTTTCGCCCATTCTTCCACTAATTTAACTAATTCATTCATCTAAAATTCCTCCCCGAAATCTAATTCACGTTTTAGCTTGCTGTGAATCGATTCTAGCTCTTTTTTGTATTCTTTGACTGTTTGTATTGTTTTACCACTAGAAAGCACATAATCGCGTTCTATTGCGACGAGAGCCTTACTTAAATTGCCATAATAACCAATCAAAGCGAGTGATTCTTTTTGTGTACCGTCTTTATCAGTCAAAATGGTTAACTCTCCGTGTTCGTTTCGTCTCGCTTTATTTACGATTACTTGCTTATCATCACTAGTAATTCGATAATCAAGTACTCTCATTTCAATCATGACTTGCCCTCCAAAAATTCTTTTATTTGCCTATCAAGTTCAGCTTGCTTTTCTGGTGATAGTTTTTCCTCTTCTTGTTTTGGTTCATTTACCCAATCTGGTAATTGCTCTTGTCTAACTGGAGGATTCGTATATCTTGCTTGCGTTGTCGTTTCAGACAAGTCGTATTCATCGTTAAAACGTTCATCACGTATCCAGCGGAACAATTCTTGTGGATGATACCAGTCGTTTAATTTGATATACTTAAGATAAGCTTTGTATCCTGTTTTAAACCGTTCGAAGTCTTCATCTGACTTAATTTTCTTTAAGAATTGCTCTTTGGCTTTTTTCTTATTGGTTTTCTTCGGATATGTTTTCCAAACTTTTTCAAATAATTCAGACATGGTTGAACTTTGTTCAACACTATATATATTCTTTGTATTATTCTTTGTATTATTATTTAATGTATTATTCTCTGTGAAGTTTTCTTCACTAGGGGTAGTGAAATTTTCTTCATTCCCCTCCTGATGATTTTTTCCATAGGTGATGAAATTTTCTTCACTAGGGGTGTAAAATTCTGTATCAGTTGGATACGGTAAGATATAGATATGTCTCCGATCTACCATTTTGCTGTTTGGCTTATAAAAAATTTGTATTTTTATATAGTTTCTTTCTTCTAACTGTTTCAGCCATGAAATAATTGTTCGCTTGCTAACGTTATACAGATTTGCAAAATATTGATTCGTTGCCCAACAATAGCCTTTTTCATTTGCTAATGCCGTTAGCTCTCCATACAATAATTTTGCATTCCCTGGATAGGTTACACTTAGTTGAACAATAAAGATAAGGTGTCTATACTTAATAAAAAACAGAGTAGGAGCATACCTTATGACAGCGAATAGAAAACCAAGACGTATATTCAACGAATCATTTAAGAAACAAATGGTTGAACTGTACAAATCAGGTAAATCAAGAAAAGATATTTTAAGAGAATATGATTTAACTCCATCAAGTTTTGATAAATGGGTAAAACAATATAATCAATCTGGTTCATTCAAAGAAAAGGACAATTTGACTCCAGAAGAAAAAGAATTACGTGAATTGCGAAAACAAAATAAAGAACTAAAAATGGAGAATGATATTTTAAAGCAAGCAGCGCTGATATTCGGACGAAAGTAGAAGTTATTAGGAAAAATAAAAAGAAATACAGTGTATCAGCGATGTGTCGAAAATTGGCTATTTCCCGTGGTTCTTATTACTACGAAGTAAAACGAAAAGAATCGGAAGCTGTTCTAGAAGAAGCAGTCATTGACTCATTTACAAGCAGTCGAAACTCCTACGGAGCTAGGAGAATTAAAGATGATTTAAATGATCAAGGATTAACTGTTTCGAGAAGAAAAATTAGACGAATAATGGGAAAGTTCAATTTTGTATCAAGTTATACCACGTTAAAATTTAAACCATTAGCTACAAGTAAAAATGAACAGAAAATTGAGAATGTTTTGTCACGCCAGTTTAATCGTAATCAACCGATGGAAGCACTAGTTACAGACTTGACCTACGTTAAAGTCGGGCAAAAATGGCATTATGTTTGTTTCATTATAGACTTGTTTAACCGAGAAATAGTTGGTTATTCAAGTGGTCCTAATAAATCAGTAGAACTTGTTTTACAAGCATTAGGAACAATTAATAGTCCATTAGACAGTGTCCAACTTTTCCACACAGATAGAGGAAAAGAATTTGATAATCAAAGTATTGATGATTTATTGGATGTGTTTCAAATTACCCGATCCTTATCGCGCCCAGGTTGTCCCTATGATAATGCAGTGGCGGAAGCGACCTATCGAGCATTTAAAATTGAGTTTATTTACCAACAATCTTTTGACTCATTGTTTGAATTACAGTATGAGTTAATGGATTATGTCAATTGGTGGAATCATTTTAGAAAACATGGGAAATTGGGCTATCAATCACCAGTTAATTACCGTTTAGACTGGAAATTGAAACAAGCTATTTAA